GACCATCTACATACATCTTTACATTAACTGGATCTGCTGAATTATATTCAATATTAAGTCTTCTAATTATTCTAGAATTAGTTAGACTATCTGACGTTGCGAACCACCCTGTTTTATGTAATGTGCCATAGCTCTCAGTAGGATTATTATGGAATTGTTTAATAATAGAATTTTTTACTGTAAGTCCTTTTATAGACTCTAAGTATTGTACTCCATCTGTGAAGTTAAAAGGCAATGGACCATATCGTTCTGCAAAGGCCAGTACTTCATTTATTTTTCTATGCCATGTTTTAACTACATATTCAAAACTATCTGTAAATGCTAAAGTATCCCCAATTTCTTTTGGTGTAATAAGCTCATATAACATTGTATCTGTATATGTAACACCATCATAAATAGGAGGGTTCTTTTTCCATGTTCTGGTATATGGAGTATCTATTGTTTCTGTAATAGATAAACCTTCAGCTAAAACAGGCTTATGTTTCCATGTCCTAGTATAAGGAGTATCTATAACCTCAGAGAAAGATAATCCTTCTCCAGGAGTAAACATGTGTTTCCAGGTTCTAGTATCATGTGCCACTACTTCGGTATAACTAAGGCCATCAGAAACATTAAACATATGTTTCCATGTCCTAGTGTTATGAACTAGTGATTCAGTTAGAGTTGTGCCATCAGTTTTTAAGAATGGGAATTTCCAAGTTCTAGTTTCATATTCAACAGAATCTGCTGAATACAATATGTTCTCAATACTAGTATTCTCATACTCCCATGTTCTAGTTCCATGCGTAACAACTTCAGTTGGAAAACCGACTCCATCAGATACAGAAAATTGATGTTTCCAAGTTCTTCTATTTTCGGTTAATGTATCAGATAATGATGCACCATCAGCAACTTCTTTTGGTTTAATCAACCATTGAACAAAAGATTCTGTAAGTGCAGTTGCATCAACTGAACTAAGTACATGTTTCCATGTTCTAGTATCTTCAGTTAATACATCAGAAAGAGTTGCTCCTTCCGATATAGGTTTTATATGTTTCCAAGTCCTAGTATCTTCAGTTAGTGTGTCACTTATTGAAGTGCTATCAGTTATATACTTCTGTTTAAATTGCCATGCTACAAAACTTTCTGTTAAAGTAGCACCTTCTGTAATATTAGGTCTGTGTTTCCAAGTTCTTGTATCTTCAGTTAATACGTCAGTTAACGATACTCCTTCGGATACAGTTTTTAGTTTTTTAAATGTATATAAACTGTAATCAAAATCTTCTCCTGGAAAAGTAACTCCTTCTGTAACAGCTTTTAATATATAATCGTATGCTGTGAATGCTGAACTATAATCAGAAGGAGATCCATCTGTCTCTGATATTTTTATTTTATAATTACTACTAGACCCTACTAAATGAGAACCTTTTACATTCCATGTAAATGATCCATCATTTGGGGTTTGCGTAGTTAATGTTGAACAAAGATTCGTTCCATTAAATACTTCTATTTTAACCCATCCAACTGTTCCTTGTGTGGTCCATGCAATATTAACTGTATCACCAACATATATAACACTTGAGGAAGTAGGGTTCGTTACAGTTATCTGCGGAGTCGCAGTTATTGCAAAAGTTCCTGAATATTTAACCGACATTAGCCTTCTTCCTCAACTTCTTCATAGGTTACTTTTAAACGATAATAGTCCCCATAATTAGCTAAACCTGTAGGAATAGTTATATTAAGTGAACCAGAATTAACTGGGTCTGGTGTTCCTGAGAATACTGTAGATATATCTACCCAAGATCCACTGGCATTAGATTGTAGCTTAACTGTTGATACATTCCAATCAGCACAATCAAATATATTGCTTGGATTCCAAGTAACAGTCATACTAGAACCTTCCACTACTGACGTAGAAGATGAAGGGTGTGTAATACTTGTTATTGTGCATACACCCATTAACTACCTATAGTAATTGTCCAGGTAACTTTCAGTACGTCTTGAGTCTCCATTGTGAAATCTGTTATATTGTTACTTGCCCATCCATTGTTTCCAAAACCTTCGTTTGCACTACTTTGTCCGTCAACAGCATAATCTTTTCCTAAGTATAAATAAGATACACTTGTATCTGCACCAAAACTCATACTACCACTTGTACCTGTACCCCATTCTGCCTCACCTGTAACAATACATTGGTTTGTAGCTCCACTTACTGCTTGATTAGTATTGAGCATAAAATCTTTAATCTCCAAACGATTATTTTCACCATCTTCTTTTACCCAACCTGTAATATCATTTACTCTTGCAAATATTCCATTCTTTGCCTCATTTTGCGTAGCCCCTTGAGTAGTGTTTTGGTCATCATACCCAGGATATTTCTGTGCCCAGTTACATACCATATGTATTGCAGTGTTGCCTGATGTACTGCTTTGCATTTCATCGGTTAATTTTTGTAACAATTCATCTTGAATTGCATTTGGTTTCTCCTGTACATACTTAGGTTCCATACGATGAATTTCATCATGATCAAACAATTCTATTTTTGTATGCCCTCTTAATACAGGTATTTTTATTGGTACATATATTTCCATATTATCTCCTAGACTCCATCGTCTGCTATTGTGATTTCCCAAGTAATGTTTAATTGATCCCCATCAGCTACATCAACATCATCTGCTGGATCTCCTGCTACACTAAAATCAAAGGAACTGTATTGAATATTAAATTGACTTGAGCTTGTATCATGCCCCATGTAGGCATCTGTAATAACTATCGTTGAGCCTGTATTATTTCTAGCTACACCTTTAACTTTAAATTTATAAGCAGATGCCATATCTAATGCTGTACAGGTCATTTGATATTTTGTTCCTTGATTATCTTTAATTATTATTCCATTCTTTGTATTTGGAATTGTAGAGTTAAAAGAATCATCGGTTAAAAAGTCCCCAACCTGCATACCATAAGAATCAGTTGCTGCCCTTAATGATGATGCCATTGTGTTTTTTAACTCAGCAGAAATAGCATTACCACCTCCATTTTTCAGCACTCTTCCATCTGGTTTTATAACCTCATACTCTAATCTACCTTGAGGTATTATATTATCTTTCATACTATACTCCGTTAGTTATTGAATAAACATTCAGGTTTTCATCTATAGCAAATAAGTCTGCTTTATCTGTAGAACCCATATCTAAGGTGTACCAGATCGCTTGGCCTTCCTTAGATCTTTGAACATCAAAAGAATATATGTTTTGTTTATCCGATCCAAAGCGGCAAAGCATTCTTCCTTTCTTAACATCATAAAAAAATCTTGACTGTTCTATATTTGACTTACTTTGATATACATCTTTTATTGGTGTTGTTATTGGATAAATATTAAATCCAGGATCCATCACATAAGCATTATCACTCCCAGCAAAAAAAGTTTGGCCACCTATCGTAACAATTGAATCTGGTGCAGTGCAGCCAATATTTTCTTCTGACTCTATTAAAGACCAGTTCGATGGGTCTGTAGATGGTATTTCTAATCGATATATTCCTCTTTCCATAAATACGATTAAATTCCCTAAGTGTGTCGTAAGGCCAGTGATAGCACCACCTTGTATATCTTTTATTTGTATAAAGTTTGTAATGGGTAATACATCAGGTTGACCAAGCTCAGAATAAATAATCCAATCTTCATGATCCTCTGCATCCCCATCAGGATCTAGTCTTACATTTCCAACAAATTGTCTAGACCCTAAATATGTAGAATACTTATGATTTACAGTTATTTTAGTCTTTTCTCCTAGATGATGTAAACCCTGGTCATTTAAATCGTAATCATAAAAATATAATGTTACATCATTACCTGATGTTGCATATCGATACCCTTTAGTTATGTCTACTGAAAAATTAGCAGTCTGATCTGTATCGCTGTCTAATTTTAGAGCTCTTTCCATACTGTCAACAATTACATGTTCCATCCCAGTTATTGCAGAATTATATGCTACATTCCCAGCAGCCTCTCCTGCATGATAATCAAATGTACTTTTATATATAACATTCTTACCTGCAAATCCACCTTCGTTTGCTGAAAACTCTACATTCCAATCATTACTTTGATCTTTTATTGCTATAGTGTAAGCACCATTAAAAATCTTATGTGCAGTTTGGGTAACAGATGATGCACTCCCTGTACTGGTAACAAGTGTAAATAATCCCCCCCAAGTATTTCCTGGCCAAGAACTTTCTGAGAAATAATGAGTTATTTGATTTCCATTCACTGTGTTGTTTGTTGTATATGTTCCAAGTATTAATCCTTTTGCTCCAGAACCTGATAAGTTTCCCCAATCACTTGGTTCATCTGATATATTTCCTGAAACATATAATATGTTATCTAAAGGAGTTACTGTTTGTGATGCTAATATATCATCATGTGTAGATTTTGTGTTTAAAGGGATAGTAAAAATGTGATAATATACTGGGTCGATATTGCCTGTCGCTGTTGTCGAATAGGACCGATATACTTTTATTGCTGTTATTCTTTCATTAAAATCTTTTACTCCCCCAGTAGAGCCAGTACCTTTTTTCATTTTAAAAGCAGTTCGTAATGACTTGTCGTTATTCGTCATTGCATGATAAGAAAATGACTCTGGTAATGGGGCCTCCTGGGTACCATCAAATACAGGTACAAACTTATAATAATAGTGTCCGCTTTGTTTTACACCTGCTCCTATTTCTGTAATTTTTTGTGGGTCCCAAACTCCTGGTAAAGATGGAGCAGCATCATCATAATCAAAACTGTCAAATGTGTTTGTACCAAAGAAATAGTTTCTATCTATCTTTTGATATATACCAGCTTTATTGGTAGTTCCATTGGCAAATCTTAGAGCTCTACCATAATTGGTAATATCAATATCTGATACTGTATTTGCTAATTCTTTTATTTCTGCTGCACTTGAGAAATTGGCAGCACAGGATTTTATTTTACCTTCTTGATATTCGTAATATATCCATAGTGGAGCAGATAAATCTTGACTAGACCACTTTTGTATAGCAGATATATTATCACCAGTCATAGTGGTTCCATCTGCCCTACCTTTACGTTTAACTAGTTTTCCATGTTCCTCTGTTTCAAAGTTGACACTACTAGTAGCTGAATTAGGGTTAATATCCTCTGGGTCTGCATAAGTAACTAAACCGCCATCAAATACAGGAATCTGAATTACACTCATAAGTATGCATTCCCAAATACATCGATAACATCCTGTACCCCATCTATGCTTTTATGTTGAGACTGTTGTCTTGCTTTATCAACATCATTTAAATATCTAACTCTATACATATTAGCAGCCTCATAGTCATTTGCATTTTCTGATAAAGCTGACTTTGCATAACATATTAAGTAATGATGATACACTTGTGGTATCAATGGACTATTACCTGCATCAATATCAAATTTTTGCCCTTGTACTAATGCTTGGCCTTTTAACCCTAAAGAACCCCAGTTAGTTAATAAATCTGCCCAGGTGTTATTATAGAAGTTTAACCACATCCCCTGCTCATCGGATGTGACTACTATCTTTTCATTATCCTGGAAAGTGCCTGAAGTTATTTCTAATACAAGGTAGCCACTTTTTTGAGCTATCTCCCTTATGTCAGCAACCTTTGCCGTTGCAGAAGATGTTAAGCCAAGAATTTCATCCCCCACTAAAAACTGATCTGCTATCAATCCATCATATCTAAGGAAATCATATTTAGTTGCTGAATCATCCAGGTGTTGAGGTTTAGCAGCATAAGAAAAAGTAACTAATGCTGAATCGCCAGTTGACATTGCTGGATAAAGATGCATCCTTTCACCTCTTATAAAATAATGTTCTGGATCTCCAGTTCTTATTGTTCCATCTGTTTTATATCTAGAGAAATCTTCAAAGTGAGAAATTCTATTTAATGTTCTAGTTTTAAATTCAACATTACCCACTATCTCTATAAAATCTTTCGGCAAGTCTATATAGCTATCATTTGTATGAATCATAAAGGACCAATCTTTAACATAGCATTTTGTAGTCATTGCAAAATCTTCTTCGCCTTCTTGTAAAAACTTTTTAACCATTGTTCTAGGTACATCAGACCCATAACCAGTTAACACTCTATCAATTAAACTTTCCCAGGTCATGCTTGTACCCTTTCATTTAACACTTGAATTAAACCCATACCATGAGCCTTTGCATCCATTCCTCTATCTAGTTTTGCATCCATTTCCCATAATTGAGCCTCTGCTAGATCTAAAACAATTTCATGGAGGATTACATTCAAAATGCATTCAGTTGCATTTGCACCAATATTACTAGGTTTTTTAAGATACCATATTTCAATATTTGCATTTGCTGCTGGTCCTTCACAATAAACCGAATCACTAAACACATATGATATAGGCTCTGTTGCAGTTGGGGACATATAAGAATTTTCTAATCCTTTTAAATGACTAGGACTAATCATAGGTGCCCATTTCCCAGTTGAAACTTTTACTCCTATTATACCATTTCTAATTGGTATAGAGTTCAAGCTACTAAGAGCTACGGCATTACTACTCATAGCCTTTGTTTCAAATATTTCTAATTCTCTGAGGTATAGATTATCTATATAAGCGATGACAGTTTTTTGTGCAATATTCAGTGCATCTAATTTTGTAGCCTGGGAAAAGGAAGTGTCATCCGTATCTTCCACTCTCAACCCAAGAGTTGTTAACATTTCGTTACCAGTCATATATCCCTCTAATTATGTTAGGTGGGCCTAAGGTTAGACCCACCCAACGATGATAAGCTAATTGCTACTATTTAAGAAACAGTAACAATTTTCCAAGATCCAGCAGCCGCATTATCTGCGGTTTCGCACATGTGCAACTTTCCAGTTGCAGCATTAACGTACAATGAACCTTTTGGTGCAGCATGAGTAGGTGTTCCTGAGCCAGAGTAAAATTTTACTCTACCCATTTGCACAAACCAATTCCCACCAGCATCTTTTCCACCTGCAACTTGAGGTTTCTTAGCATCATCATTTGTTTGCGATGTAGCCATATTATCCTCCTTTAGTAGCCTGTAGCTAGACCAGAAATTCGGCCTAACATACTTGGGTTAGAAACAGTCAAGGCTCCAAGCCAAAGTATTTTGGCTATCCTAGCATCTTGATTAACTGGTTTTTGAAAACCTTCAAATGCGAAGTTTCTCTTAGAGTGATGTCTGAAACCAATATATTTCTCATTCAAGAAATACATTTCTCCAGCAGGACACTTATCGTCAACGACAACATCCGCCCCTCTATATTTAAGTGCCTGGAATCCAGCATCAGCTAAAGCAGATGAGGAAGGTCCAAACCTTTTTTGACCTGAGAGTGATTCTTCGTAGCAGTCAAAATTTATTTGATCGGTTATGATTAATGTCGGTTGGTCTGAACCAACAGAACATTTACCATACATTTCTCTCATTTCTCTTTGAATGCTATTGTCACCACTACCTGCTAATGTATTAAATACATCACTATCTGCGGTAGCAACATTGCCTCTCCACCATTCGTATCCACTATTTGCAGTAGACATTCTAGATATTCCACCTAGCTTTCCACCAACAGCAGTTTCAGCACTTGAATCGGATGGACTAGCGATAATATGTTTTAAACCAATAAAACCTGCATCACTATCACCTTGCACTCCATACAGTTGATCACCGAAAAGATCTTTTATACTCTTTTCCGCATTTTTGATTTTAGCCTCTAAAAGATCAACAACTCTTTCAGGGCCACTATTAATTGCCTCTTCTTTACCAGAAATAGATACAGTAACGTAAGCCTGTTTCCAGTTATAGACAGCATCAGTAAATACCTCAGTTGGACTAGTGTCCATTACATCGTACCCTGAATAAAATCCTTTGGCAGCAGCTTTTCCGTATTCCAAAGGTTGTAAAACCTTGTTACCAGATGCGGCAGCTTTAGATTTTCTGAGTAATCGATGCGTTAAGATATTCGTTTTAAAGACGTTATCTACTAAAAGAGGGATGTACTTATCTTTCGTTAAAGCACTCAGATTGTCATAATCTAATGCCATTTACATACTCCTTTAAGCATATAGTTCATATTTTAAGGCCATATCTCTTGCCTCATCAAAATCCTTCGGCTTTGCATTGGTGATCGATTGATCTCCTTTATGCTTAACACTTGCCTCAGGTATTGATTTTTTGGCATTGGCCTCTTCTATCTTCTTAACAGCTTTCGCAAAAGCACTATCTTCAGTTGCTTTATGGTTAGTAAGTACAAAAGCATCTTCCAGATTTGTCATCTGTTTTTCATAAGCTGTATTCAAGACTTGTTTAACAGCATCATCTTGGCCTTCCAATTCAGGATGGTTTCTAACTAATGCACTGATGTCTCTTTCCAACTGTTGAGTTGCTTGTTGTTCTTCTAGTTTATCCTCAAGCTCCTGGATTCTGCTTGTCAATTTGTCATCAACTTCAGTTTCCTTTGTGTCCTGAGTAGTTACTTCGCTAGGCTCAACAACTTTAGGCTTAGTAAATAACGAATGGTCCTCCCCTAAGTAATCTTTTAGGGTGTCCATGAGCTCTGAGTCTTTCCGCAATTCATCCCAATGAGCTCTTTCCTGTTCTAGGGATTTACGTTCTGCGGCATTCTCTTGAGCTTTTTGAGTGTTCGATTTAAACCACTCACTTCTGTTCTTAGAATCTTCTTGGAAGGTTTTTATATCTTCAAGTGAATATTCTTTGCCATCGATCTCAACTGACGTTACTTCTTCAGTCGTTGGTGCATCTTCAGTCTGAACTAGTTGCTCAGTTTCCTGAGTCTGTTCATCTATGGTTGCTTCCTCACCATTGGGCTGATTATCTTGTTCGGTAGATTGTGCAGCACCTTCTTCATCGACTAATAAAGATTGTGCGACATCAGCTTCTACTTCTACTCCATAATCTGCTCCTACTATGTTATCTGACATATTTGTGTCTCCATATATTTGGTGATAAAAATCTATTATATATAATTATTTACCAAATAAAAGAGGGGATCTTCCTTTTTTATTTTTTAAAAAAATTATCTACCCAACATTTTCCGCAATACATGATTCCTAGCCATATTGATATTTCAATTATCTCAAAATATCCTAAGCTGTTTAATACACCTACATCCACTATTGGATATCACCTGGTAGTCTATTTAGTAAGTCAGGGTTTTCCTGAAGATTCTTTAATATCTCATCTTCATTGGTCCCTAGCTCTGCCATCTCTTCTTCCGACATAGATCCTCCACCTCCAGCTTGTTCCATCATTTGCCTTATCAATTTGTCTTTACCAGGAAGTTCCATGTTTTCCAAAATGTAGATCGG